CCACTATAAAGAGCATCTACCCATTAATACAGGCTGGATCAAAGTGCGCGATGGTGAAATTGCCGACGTGCCGCCAGGTCAATATATTCTACTTCAAGACGAGTGGAATACATATACCACAAAGGTCTTTCGCGCCGCAGAAAACGGAGCATGGAAACCCATAACTGATGGACGATTAAAGTCAAACTACTTTCCCGTCATTAAACCGCTCGACGAGTATCAAGCTTGCGCGATAGACTCTTTAAAAACTGATCAATTTACTATATTAACAGGCCACGCCGGCACAGGTAAAACTTTACTTTCTCTTGCTTACGCTCTTGGTGAACTTCAATCGGGTCACCGCCGCAAACTTAACATCTATGTCAATCCCACAAAAGCCAAGGGGGCCGAGGAATTGGGGTTTTATACCGGGGACCGCACAGAGAAACTACTTCAAAACTCTATTGGTGCAATTTTAACCACCAAGCTGGGGGATCCTATGGCGGTCGATATGCTTATGCGGCAAAATAAATTGGAAATTTTTCCTATTTCAGACATTCGCGGCGCCGAAGTGCACCCTGAAGATATATTATACATCACAGAAGCACAAAACCTGTCCACTAGCCTGGCAAAACTATGTATACAACGGGCGGCTGAGGGCTCCAAGATCATTTTGGAGGGAGATCCCGAGACGCAACTAGATAACTGGGCTTTTGAGGGTAAAAATAACGGCTTAAAGAGAGCAATTGAAGTGTTTGTAGGCTTTAAAGGCTTCGGCCACGTCAATCTGCCAGTAGTGCGCCGCTCTCGAATCGCCGCAAGAGCTGAGGAAATGTAATATGGATGTATTAACTTGTTCTAAGTGTCGCCGAGACATGAAAGACGACAATTTTTATATTGATAAAAACGGTCAAAAGATGACCACTTGCAAAAAATGTTTGACCATGCACGTAAATCCGCATGAACCTAGCACTGTCTACCATATTCTTCAAATGGTAGACGTGCCTTTTATTCCGGTTGAGTGGGAAGCCCTTATGGAACGCTACGGCGGGGATAAAGATGGACTTAAAGGTAACACTATAGTGGGCCGCTACCTGGGCAAAATGAAGCTCAAGCAGTTTGCGGACTTGACTTGGGCTGACACAGAGCGCCTAATTGAAGAACATAACGAAAAATTGCGCAAATTAAAGGTACTAGAAGAAGAACAACGCATGCGCTACAAGCAAGCACTCATTTCTGAAGGCGCTACACCCGAAGAAGCCGAGCAGGCATCCGATTTAAACCTCAAAGATGTGTTTGACTTCGGTTCAATGATAACAAAAGAAGAAAAACAGGTGCTCACGCTAAAATGGGGCAAGCTTTATAATGAAGAAGAGTGGCTTTTTCTAGAACAATTCTATAATCAGATGCACAACAGCTATGATATACAGACCGCAAGCCATGAAGACTACCTAAAAATGATTGCAAAGACCAGTCTAAAGATGAATCAAGCCATAGATATCGGTGATATTGATGGTTTTAACAAGCTCAGTAAGACTTATGACACCCTAATGCGGTCGGCCAAGTTCACTGCGGCGCAAAATAAGGCTGAAAGTGAGAATTTTATTGACTCTATTGGTGAAATGGTGGCCCTATGTGAGGCTGAAGGCTTCATTCCACGCTATCATGCGCGCGAAGATCAAGATGTTGTCGATATAACTATCAAAGATATTACAAATTACCTAGATAATTTGGTAAAAAACGAGCTAAATTTAGGCGCTTTGATCGAATCTGCGCTTAAACAGATGGAAAATGAGCAAAATCGACCCGATTTTGACACTATAGATGACGAAAATCTATGGGATGAAGGCATAATTAGTGATCAAGATTATACAGAATTTTCAGAAATGATTCAAAATGATGTCTTAAAAGACGAGGGGTTGAAAGAATGAGCTTACAAGATTTACTAAAACAAGGCGCCCCAGGCAAAAAAATTGGCCTTTCTGAAGAGCGTGTGCGCGCTCAAATACCTAATTTTGTTAAGTGGACAAGCTTTTGGCGAGAATATCCCGATATATTAGTAGATATGATGACTCCTCTCGATTCTACTTTCCGATTATTCTTTTATCAACGTATATTTTTGCGGGCCGCCATTAGATATAAATATTGTTACGCTACATTTACTCGTGCCTTTTCAAAATCATTTTTATCAGTTTTAGTTTTAATGCTTCGCTGCGTACTTTACCCCGGCGCAAAACTATTTATTGCATCGGGTGGTAAAGAACAAGCCGCAAATATTGCGCGAGAAAAGGTTGAAGAACTTATTGATCTTTTGCCGCCCCTACATAAAGAAATAGACTGGCGGCCTGGCAAGACTCAATTTGCAAAAGACTATGTGCGGGTTCAATTTAAAAATGGTTCGCGGCTCGACATTGTGGCTGTGCGCGAATCCACTCGTGGAGGCAGGCGCCACGGGGGTCTAATTGAGGAAGTAATACTAGTAGATGGTGAAAAACTCAATACTGTTATTTTGCCGCTCATGAACGTATCGCGTCGCGCTGCAAATGGAGAAGTAGATCCAAGAGAAGTATTAAATAAAAGTCAGATTTATGTTACTACCGCGGGATTTAAAGATAGCTTTGCTTATCAAAAACAATTACAGTTATTGTTGTGGCAGATAGTGCGGCCGGGTCAAGCTTTTGTATTTGGCGGCACTTGGCGCATTCCTGTAAAACATAGATTATTAGATCGTGGTTTCGTTCAAGATATGCGGCAGGATGGCACTTTTAACGAAGCAAGCTTTGGTCGTGAATATGAGAGTCAATGGTCTGGTAGTATGGATGATGCATTTTTTAATGCAGACATGTTTGATAAATATAGAATTTTAAATCAACCAGAAAATGAATTTAGTGGTCGTGGCAATGCTGATCACTATTATGTATTTGGTGTTGACGTAGGTCGTCAGGGTGCACAAACAGCTATCATGGTATTTAAAGTTAATCCGCAACCTAAGGGTGTGGGAATGAAATCCCTAGTCAATATTTTTACTGCGGATTCAGAACACTTTGAACAACAAGCTTTAATTTTAAAAAGATTGTACTATCGTTTTATGCCTAAAGCAATAGCGGTTGATGCTAACGGTCTTGGAGCAGGATTAGTGGATTATCTAGTTACAAAAACTCGTGACAATCGTACAGGCGAAGAATTTCCTCCATTTGGCGTTATCAATGATGAACGGGGAGATTATAGAAAATATTATGCAGATCAAGCCTTAGAAGGCAATCTTTTATATTTAATTAAAGCAAATGCCGAAATAAATAATGAAGCGCATGTTAATGTGGTAACACAATTTAGTTCTGGAAAAGTACGATTAATGATAGATGAAAAAACTGCAAAGGCAAAATTATTGTCTACAAAAATGGGCAATGATATGACGCCTGAAGCTCGCGCAGATTATATGCGGCCGTTCGTATTAACTTCTATTTTAAAAGAAGAGATGATGAATTTGCGTGAAAAGCGTGAAGGTAAAAATGTAGTATTGGAACGAGCTAATAATAAAATACAAAAGGACAAATTTTCCGCATTTGAATATGGTCTTTATTATATAAAAATACTTGAAGATTCTGATAAAAAGAAAAGAGGCAAATATCGCGCCTCAGATTTTATGTTTTATAATTGACAAGGGAGTGAGTCTGATGCAAAATGTTTATTTAGATCCTCGAGCTATGGATAATTATATTTTTGAAAAATTACTAGAATCGGGTTATGCACCAGAACTTGAAGAAGTTCAGACCATTACCGATATTTTTATAGAATTATTAATTCAATTACAATTAGCCGATCCAATAGAGTTGGAAAATGAGGAAGGATGACTATGGGCGCATTTAAAGCCGAGATGTCAAGAGGAGAAATAAAAGTTAAAGAAGTTTTAGAATTTGCGGGTTTGCTTTTTGAGCAACAATATGTTTTTCCAGATTTAAAAGCTTCTAACGGCTTGCCACTGCGATTTGATTTTGCAGTCTTTGATGAAGATGGCGGTCTTGACTTTTTAATAGAGTATAATGGTGAACAGCATTATACAGCAGTAGCGGCTTATGGTGGCGGACGTAAATTAGCACAACAAAAGCATAATGATGCCGCAAAAATGAGATACTGTTCAAAGCATGGAATTTCTTTAATTATTATTCCATATTATGACTATGAAAAAATAGATTTGGAATATATTTTTGAAAAGGCAGGAATTTAAATGATTAAAAAAATTTTAATGATATTTATTTTATTTATGTGTTTTTCTACTACAGCAGTATGGGCTGAATCTGAAGTATTGGAGCCACCAGCACAATGCATAGTATATGAAGATGGAACTGAGCAATGTTTTAAAATAATAACTCCTGAACCGACAATATGTGAAAACTATCCTTATCCCGAACCTGAAGTAATTTATGAAACTACAAACAATGTTGATGAATTAAAAAGAGAATTAGGTGCCAACATGGAAAATAAAAATAAAAATAATATTTTATATGGAATTATTGGAATATTATCTGTTTTAACATTAATTTTTGGATTTAAAGCATTTAAAAAGAAATAAAAAGGAGGTGTTTTCCATTAAGAATCGTTCTAGAACCTACTCTCCTTCATATTTTGAAAGAGATAAATTAAAAGAACTTTCTACTCAAGAAATAAACTATGCTTATAAAAATCGATCTTCTGCTGGATATAATGATTATGATGTAGGTCAATATCAAGCAATGGGGCGAAGCATTTATACTAAGCGAATAGTTGTAAAAGCTATTGAGAGTAGAGAACTTCCGCAAATTCGCTCTATAAGCAAGCACTTTTTTTATACTAGTGGTGTTTATGGTCGAGCTTGCAGATACCTAGCTTTTCTTCCTACATATGATCATTTAATAACCCCAATGTTAATTCATGATGAAGTAAGAAAAGATGTTTTAGCAGGAGACTTTAATCGAGCCCTACGTTTTGTTGATTCCATGAATCCAAAAACCAAACTTCAACAAATAGCCCTAGGTGTTATTGTTGAAGGTGTTTATTATGGATATGTGCGCAATAATGGAAATACTATACTAATCCAAGACTTACCTGTGAATTGGTGTAGAAGCTTATACAAAATAGATGGATTTCCTGTAGTTGAATTTAATGTGAGATATTTTGATATTATGTACAAAAGAGAAGTGTCCAGAATTGAAGTTTTAAAATCAATGCCGGAAGAAATAGTATCTGGCTACTTGGCTTATAAAAAAGCTGAGGTTCCTATTGATTCTAGAGATGGCGGAGCTTGGATTAAATTAAATCATAGCAATACTATGAAATTTACTTTGAATGAAGATGATACGCCAATTTTTGCACAAGCTATTCCGCATATTATTGACTTTGATGATATGGAATCAATAGCAAAGAAAAAATGGGAACAACAATTATTAAAAATTATGATTCAAAAAATCCCATTAGATAAAAATGGTGATTTTATTTTTGATATGCAGGAAGCCGCCGCAATGCATTCTAATGCTGTGCGCATGTTAGCGCGAGCAATGAACATTGACGTTCTAACTACTTTTGCTGATTCTCAATTATTAGATTTAGAAACTAAATCTTATGGTGGACAACAAACTACAGAATCTTGGGAACGATCTATTTATAATGATTTAGGATTATCTCAACAATTATTTAATACTGATGGAAATTTAGCTTTAGATAAGTCTATTCGAAATGATGAATCTATAATGGTATATTTATTAAATCAAATAGAGGATTGGCTAAATTTTCAATTATCATTAAAATTTTCTGATAAAAAATATGATTATGTATTTAAAATTTGGTTTCCTCGATTAACTCAACATAATCGTGAAGAAATGGCAAAATTATATAAAGATCAAGCTGCTATGGGCTTTTCTAAACAACTTCCTGCATTAGCACTTGGTCAAAGTCAGGCAAATTTATTATCTACAATTTTATTTGAAAACGACATATTAAATTTAGACGATATTATGAAACCTTTAAAAATGGCTTCTACTATGTCTAATAAGTCCGGCTCGGGCAGACCCGAAAAATCTGATGATCAAAAGTCAGAAAAAACTTTAGCTAATGAAGCATCGGAGGGTTGATAATGGGTGTAAGAAATCTTCCATTAAACATGCCAGTTGAAGTTATTAATTTTGAGCCAGTAAATCCAATGATATCTAAGGCAACTGTTAAAATTTTTTATACAGGAAAAAATAGAAATAATTCTTTTATTTCTAAAGAAGTTGCTGAAAAAATGATCAAAACACTTCCCAATATTCCAATAGTTGGTCAATACAACAGTGGAACAAAAGATTTTTTGGGGCATGGGCATGACTTCACTGAAGATGAGAATGGAAATATTATTCCTTCTAAAAAAACAATTCCTTATGGAGTAGTTCCTGCAGATACAAAAATATGGTGGGAAGCTTTTACTGACGAAAGTGGGCAAGAAAGAGAATATTTGTGTTCATATTGTTATTTATGGACAGGAAGATATCCAGAAGCTCGCAGAATTATAGAAACTGGTCGAAATAATCAATCTATGGAATTAGATCCAAACACTATTCAAGGTGAATGGACTAAATTGGATAAAAGTGGTCCAGAATATTTTGTAATAAAAGAAGCGGTATTTTCTGCACTATGTATTTTAGGAGAAGATAATGAGCCCTGTTTTGAAGGTGCAAAATTTGATCCTATAATTTATGCTTTACAAAAAGAAAAGCCATCAATAGATGTTGAAATTCAAAATTTACTATTTGAATTAGATGTAGCACTTTCAGATTACAAAAAAGAAGAAATTACTAACTTTCCTTCAAAGGGTGAAAATAAAGAGATTTCATTAAGAAATTCTCAATGGAAACTCTTTGATCCTGCTTTTGCTGCCAAAATTAAAAAAGAACATCCTGAAATTTGGAGATTAGGTGGCAATATAAGAGGAAATAGTCAATATAGAAAACTTTCAGGTGCTCTTGGTAAAACAGGTGAAAACCTATCTCGTGCAGAAAAAGATGCAATAAAATTGCGTGAAGCATGGGTAGCAAGACACTATAAAGATCATCTTATTGCTGGAGTAATTGCTCAAATTAAATGGTTGGCAGTAGGATCTCGCGGCGAGTCTTATATGAAAAAGCTTGTTAGAGAAGAAATAAAAAAACGAGAAAAGAGGAAAAAGAATATGAACCATTCTTTATACTCTAATGCTTCCGATCTGGCTGACAAAATGCTAGCATCAATTAAAAAATTAGATGCTTTGGCAGATAAATTTGAAGAACAACAAGATGCCGAATCTACTGATATGCTCGATTCTATCATTGAGGAATTAAATACAATATTAGATTCAATGAGTCGAGAAGATGCTCCAATTCAATCAGATCCAGATTTAACCAGTCTTGAAAGTTATAAAAAGAAGGAGGAAGTAAATTTGAAGGGTATTGATAAATTAAAAGCTTCTTATGAAGATGAAGAGATGAAAAAAGCTCAAATGGAAGAAGAAGAAATGAAAAAGTCTCAGATGGAAGATGAAGTTGGCGATCCTGCAGTTCAAATGGAAGATGAAGATGAAATGAAAAAATCGCAAATGGAAGATGAAGATGAAGAAGAGACCGAAGAAATCAAGAAGTCCTCTATGGAAGACGAAGCTGCGGCTAACCCAGAAGATACAAAAGTAGCTGCAATCATCAAACAAATGGAAGATTTAATTAAAAATCTTAAAAAAGCCCAGGGTACTGATGAAGCAAGTGAAAGTGCTTATGAAGATGAAGAAGAAGATGCAAAAGCTGAAATGATTGGTAAACATATTGTTAAAACAGATGAACCTATTGAAGATACAGCTGAACCTACAGGCTCAGGAAGAAAGCATCCCAAATCAAATCCACCACAACCTATGGCTGAATCAGAAGATATTTATGAAAAATATGGAAATTTAGTAATGGAAAATGAAGATTTAAAAATGCAATTAGAAGAAATGAAACAATATAAAGCAAAAATTGAAATGGAAGAAAAAGAATCCATGATTGAAAAATTTTCTGCTTTAGATCCTCAATTCTTATCTAATATTAAGAAAAAATTACAACAATATTCTCTTGAACAACTTGAAGCTAAATTATCTATTGAGGCAGTTCGATCTGGTATTAGAATAAAATCTGATTCCAGACTTGCTACATATTCTCTAGAATCTGACAATTCAGATATTCCTGGCTGGGTTGCGGCAATAGAAAAATCTAAAAAATAATTTTAAGGAGGAAATAAAAACATGGCTTTATTATCTAAACAAGGTTATGGGCAATTAGAACCTAATTTTCTAATTTCTCAGCGTACTGGCGAAGTTTTTGCACAACTGCCTTTTGTTTATACAGGTGTTACATTAATTAACTCAAATAGTTTTAATGCTATTGAGCAAGGTATGTTTTTGAAATATGATTATGCAAACCAAAAAGTATCTCTTCCAAATACTGCGGGTGGAGATAAATTAACTTTCTTGGTTATGAACGAAATTCGTTTATTCGGACCTTTCTTAACAAACAAAGATTTTGCACTTTTCCCATCACCAACTGATGCAACTTCTTCATATGTATCTACTGGTATTATTCCTGGATTGGCACAAACTGCAAATCAAATCTTGAGCACTACAGGAAATGTTGTTATCAACATTAACTCTTCACCAACAGGATTTACGGCTGGTTCATATTTGCAAGCAACTATAACATTTAATGATGGTAGTGGAAATACTACTTATACATTTACAAATACTGGAACAACAACTACTATCTTTACATTAGGTACTGTTCATGGAACTTTCTATTTAACTGGAAGTCAAATTAATAGTGTTACATTTACAACTACTAGTGGAATAGCTCCTAATATCACTGATAAATCAATTTCTGGTATTACTTTTACTGGTCTTAATGGATTTTATTCAAGTGCTGCTGGTGCAACAGTTGTAACTGGATCTGCTTATATTAATACTGCAATTGCAGCAGCTAGTACATATACTTCAACTGCTGTAGGCAATGCTTATGGACAGCAAGTAGTATATCCTCGTTTGTACAAACCAACTGTTGGAGATGTTATTACTACTAACTTACTTGAACTTAATGCTCAAACTGATATTGCTGTAGGACAAACTTACTCGCCATTTGCTCTTGCTGGATCAACAAACCCTGCAGTATTAGGATTTACAGGAACAGGTGCGGCTAATACTCTTCTTTATAGAGTTGTTGCAGTATCCACAACTCCAGATTTACAAAAAGCTGCAAAATTGCAATGTATCCAAACCCCATAATATAAATAAAGGAGGAAATATTAAATGGCTTTAACTAAAGAACAGTTAAAACAGCTTATGTTTACTGTGGCAAAAGCTGATCGTAAAGCTCCTGTGGCTTATAGTCATGGGGATCGCAAATTTACTTATGAAGAATTAAATACAGCTCTTCGCACAGAACTTAAAGAGCTTGTTGGAAATTATAACCTTTATCGTCAAAATAAAAATACTCTTTTTGAATTAATTCAAGAAGTTGTTGAGCTTACATTACCTACCAATGTTTTTGAAAACATGAAAGAATTTGCAGAAGTTAAAACTTTCCAACATGGAGACAAACCCTTCTTCAAACGTCGTCAATCTCAAATTCGTGGTCGTGCGTTCGTAACTCGTGTAGCACCTGGTGGAATTTATGAAGCTTTCAAAATTGATTCTCAAATCGTAAATGTTGCTACTGAAACTTTTGGTGGCGCAGCACAAATTGGTCTTGAAGAATTCTTAGAAGGAACTGTAGACTTTGCAGAATTGATGGATGTTATCAATATCGGTCTTGAAATCGCTGTTTACAAAGAAGTTATGCGTAACTTAATTTCTTTGAGCTTCGGCGGCGCAGGATTGTATGTTGGATCCTTGAACCAAAAATTACCTGCTGCAAACATTAAAACTGTTGCAGGTTGGGCTCCTGTAGAATTTAACGCTTTAATTGGTATTGCGGCTGCATATGGAACACCTACTATCTTCTGTTCACATGCATTTGCTCTTAACGTTCGTCCTGAAGGTTACTGGGCTTCTGAAAATGCTAAAAATGAATTCATGAAAAATGGCTATATCGGAGTTTACAATGGTGCAAGAATCGTAGTTCTTCCACAATCCTTCTTCGATGTTACTAACAATACTGAAGCTGTATTCGTACCTGCTGGTTATGCTTGGATTATCCCAGCTGGAGATGACAAACCAGTTAAAATTGCATTTGAAGGCGACGTTGTTGTTGAAGAATTCCAAAACCGTGACTGGTCTCGTGAAATTCAAGTATTCAAAAAATTTGGTGTGGCTCTTGTAACAAATCCTGGTATTTGTGTATACCACAATACTGGTCTAGATCAATGGCCTTACATCTCTGGTCCTATTTTTACTTACGGCGCTGGAGCAATTACACCTACTTACAACTTTATTATCAACTAATCCAAATTTGGGAGTGTGGAGCACTACGCTCCTCCTCCCATTTTTTTGTTGACAAAATTTAAAAAATATGTTATAGTGGAATAAAAGGAGAGATTTATATGTCAAGTACTAAACATGATACTTATTCTTCATTTTTAGGAGAAGGTATTACAGGAGATTTAGAGGTTAAAGTTTGGTCAACATCAATAGGAGAAGTAGTGTACGCACTACAAGATCCTCGAGTTCATCGATCTTGGAAACCAGGAGAAGTAAAAATTCTTACTTTTCATGAGGTATATCAATTAGCTAATAGTCCTGGCGGCATGCCACTTTTAGCCAATCATTTACAAATTAGAGATGTAAAAATTAGAAAAGCTTTACAGTTACCAGTAGAGCCAGAGTATTTCTACACAGATGAAGATGCTAGAAAATTAGTAAATACTGGAACAGAAGAAGAAATTCTAGATGCTATTGAATTTGGTCCGCGAAGCTTAGCAGGAGCAATTCGTTATTATGCTATTCTAGATGTGGATTCTCTTGAAAAAATGAAATTTTTTAATACTTTATTTAGTATGAATATTCAACAAATTAGAGATAATTTAAAAGAAGATGGTGCAGAACCTAATTTAGGAGAAACAAATTCTAAGAGACGAGTAAAAAAAGAAGTAGTTAAAGAAGAAACCGTTTCAGAAGATCAACCTAAAAAAGTTCGCAAAACAAAAGCTTTGGAGCCATCAGAACAAAAAGAGCAAGTGCCCGTAGAATAAAAATATAAGGGGAGATAGGTTGTATGATCGTAAGAAATTTAAACCTACAAGCACCCAATGGAACTTTATATAAAATTAGTGTATCCGCCAGTGGGTCTTCTACAACTACTGGCGTTATTAGTTCAGTTAAAAATACTGCTCGAGATGCAACAGGAATTCCTTTAATCCAATTAGATTCAACTTATTTTTTAAGCGTAGAAGATGATGGGACTTTAGTAGTTCAGGACTATGAATATATTTCAGGACCACTAACAGGACCTGTTTGGTTTGCGGATTCAACTACACCAGTTCCAAAAACTTATAAAATTATTCAGGGTGCAGATGGAACTGGAAATATTCCTGTTGCTGCAGTATCGACATATACACGACAATCTGGAACTCCATTCTTTATTATATATAATAGATTTTTATCAAAAATTACAGATGATCTTTATTTAGAATGGACTCTTGATGACACATATAAAAATTTAGAAGCTATATTATTAGATTCAATTCCACAGTTTGAATGGCCAAAATTTCCACTTTACAATTTTAGCACTCAGGTAGTGGGTATGGTAGATCAAACTGGTTCAGTTGTATCTTATGGAAAGTATAATGTAGATTTAACTTTAGAAGAAATTGATATTTTTGCAGGTATAATGGCATTAGAATGGTTAAATAGACAGATTATGACTGTAAATTTAACTCGTATGAAATTTTCTACAAAAGATTTTCAATTTACTTCTCAAGCAAATCATATTAAAGCTTTAATAGCAGCAAGAACACATTTTGGTGAACAAAATAAAAAATTACAAAGATTATATCAAAGAAGAAGATTTGATGCAAATGGACGAGTTAGCCCAAATTTCTTTGGATTAGCATCATCTTCCATTATAGAACGTTGGAGATTATTGAGACTTGGTGCAGAATGGCTGTACGGTTCACCTTTCAACGGTGGTACTTGGTGGAATGAAGAATTAAACAATATGTATGGGGTTTACTTTGGAGGTATTCTTCCAGGAATTCCTTCTGGTGTTATGCCTTATGAACAAACTGATACAGTATTTCCTCAAGTTCCTCCTCCAGCTACTGTCCAATAACAAGGAGGCAGTTTTGTGGTTGCAACTAAATATGGTAGAGATCTAGACCAAGAAAGTCTAGATCTTTATTTTAAAAAAATAAAAAATGATATTTTTAAATTACTTCCTTTGCGCGAAGAAGGTGCTGAATGGGATAAGCATTTAAGAACAATTTTAATTGAATTAAATGGCTTTGATCGATTAACAGAAGAATTTAAATTAATATCAATTTTATCAAAACTAGAATCACTTTATGAAATAAAAGAATTTGTTTATTATAGAAAAACAATTTTTGAGATTCTATCATTATTTGATGGATTGAGGTGAAAAGATGAGCGATAATCCATTACAGATTTATAAACGAAGAGTTAATAAACTTATTGGAAACTCATTAGCTCCAGAACCAGAATCACCTAAAAAATATAATATTCCCGCATTTGACTTATATCAAAGAAAAGCCTTACATGCTGGTATGAGTCCAGATCCAACAACAAAAGATATTATTTTACAACAACAATCTTTAAAGACTGCTCTTAATAATAGCTATGATTCAGAAAGAATTCGTTTAGTAGTTGATCCTACTGGTGAAACTGATGATACGCAAGATTATTTAGCTATCATTCAAAATGCTACAACTACGTGGATGGGTAGTGAACATACAATAGCTTTAGACATTGATACAATTTCTGCAACAGTAGGCACAACAATAGATTGGTTGCGCACAGGATATAAGTATTTGATTATGTTTAAAGATTATGATACTAAGGGTTATTTTTCTGGTAACATTGAGCGCGCTAATTATTTGATGAAGTGGACAGATGATAAGGGAAATGTTTATAAACAATGGGCTGTAATTCAAGGACCAAAACAAGTTGACACTGCATATGCCACAAATAGAGAAGCTGAAATTATTATGGATAAGGGCGATAATCAATTTCAAATGTATTTAGGAAAGACCGAAGCTTCGACATATCTGCGTAGATATAATAGAATTATATTGAAAGATCCTTCGATTTATCATACCCGCGCTTGGATTATAGATGTTGTCGATGATGTTACTAATAAAAATTTAGTAAAAATAAGTCTTTCAGAACATTATATTGATCAAATTACAGATGACTATATTGAAGGTATAGCCTATAACTATGGCGTAAGCTCTACTTTATCAAGTGGAGACCAAGTTACTGCAACAGCACAGGATTATGTGGTTACAAAAATTAATCATGGTCTTGAGCAAGGACAACCTATTTATAACGCTACTTATGGTAATATTTATGTTAATTATATTGATGCCGATACATTTAAAGTCTCTCGTGTTATTAATGCAACTTCAATTCAATTAACAAATAATTTTGCTATACAATCATTTGTTTATACTATTTTAATTAATGACTATACAATAAATGGTTCTGATTTTATGAAGTTGGGACAAAATTATGAATATGATTTAAATATTAATACTATTAAAAATTCGCCTACAGCTACATCGTATTGGTATTTAGGTGGAACAAATAATCTATCTATTGGAAGTTCGTATGGTGGAAATGTGTTTGTTACTTTAATAGATAATGATAGAATTAAATTAAAATTAGGTAGTGGTGCAACAGTAGGTAGTGGATTTACATTGGCTTACAATAATGGTTCAAATATTAACTTAACAAAAACAATAGAAGTAGTTTCGTTAATATCATAAGGATTAAAAGGAGTGCTTTAAATGGCAATTTATAATAGTGATGGGGTATGGAATCCGCAAGGAGCTAATCTTCGTAGCTTTTCTCAAATATCGACAGATCTACAATTAATTGTAGAAAAAATTGTAAATAATGATAATTTATGTAAGCTTTTATATTATGCAGATAAAAATGCACTTTCTAAATCAACTTTAACTGATGATCAAAAATACTCTTTGATTGGTGATAAAGTTTTAGTAGTTCCTGTTATTCCAAAAGAAGATGAGTTGCAAAGCTATATTATAGTTCAATTTGATAATTTTTCACCTAATGAAACCTCAGAAGTCGTTTTTAGAGATTTTATTTTAACTTTTGATATTTTAGTAAATACAAAAATTTGGACTTTAGATGATTGGACTTTGCGGCCTTATGCTATTATGCATGAAATAGACTCTATGTTTAATATGTCGAAGTTAAATAGTCTTGGACCTATTAATTTTATTGGCGCTAATAATTTAATTATAAATGAATTTTTTATGGGCTTTACATTAGCTTATAGAATACATGATTTTAGATAATAGATTTTATGAAATAGATTCATTAACATTAATGGCTGGCGCGCCGATAGTTATAAAAGAATATGGAACAATAGTTCATCAGCCAAGAATCAAAGAAATAGCTTTAATTGGAGAAAAAATTTTCTTTGAGGCTATTTCTATTTTTAATCTAGATAAGCAGGTATTTTTAAAATCAATTATTAAAGGAAAAAGTCCTGAAGAAACAGTTCAAATTACAAATTTTTTTTATGACAAACATGAAAGTGAAATTATATTTTATATTTTGTCTAATCAATTAGAATTTTCTGAATTTGTTGAAAAAATATTTTCAATAATTTTTGAAAATTTAAATGAAATTAATTTTAATGAAAATAATATTCATATTGCTTTTAACGACGGTCACCAAATTATAATTAATTTGAATAATTTTTATATTATAAAAGATATTATAAATCAAATTTTTTTACCAAAAAATGAGGGATCTGAGAAATATAATCCTGTCTCAGGTGCTGCTGAAATGATTGTTAAAAAATTACAAGAAAGAAATAAAAAGATTCAACAAATGAAAAATGAATCTTATAATGAATCAAAAAATGTACTGGCAAGCTATTTGTTAATACTATCTATTGGTTCAAATAATTTTAGTATGAATGATTTGTTGAATATGACTTTGTATCAGTTATTTGCCGTTATGAAAAAATACAGTCTATATGAACAATATCAAATGCAACTTAAAGCTCTAATGGCTGGTGCAAGTGATATTGAATTAATAGATTGGATGCAACAAAATTAAATTTTAGGAGGAAAACAAAAATGAGATTTGGTGTTCGTGAAGTCACAGATATCGTATTTCGTTCTATTGGTAACACATCTCTTGGTGGATTCATTTTTACTGATGGACAACCAGTTATCTTTATCGATTCTTCAAAAATGTCTACTTTAGAAACAACTGTAGCAACAGTTTATGCTCAAGGTGGTCGCGGAAACCCAAGATTGTTAGCATGGGATGGAGACAAAACTGCAACTTTTAAATTTGAAGATGCTCTTGTTTCACCTTTAAGCCTTTCAGTTTTAAGTTCAGCAAGTTCGCAAACTGGAAATTTATCTAATTTAGTATTTCATATGAATGAAAGAGTATTTTTTAATACTAGTTCAGTTGGTCCAGTTATTTTAAATACTATTCCTGGCGCAGGTATTACGGTTAATAGTGATTATAGCTTTACAATTATTCCTTTAGATGCTACTGGTGATATTCGTACAGGTATTTCTAACTATATTGTACAAAGTAGCATTTTAGCAACTTCAGCTCCTTATACTGCAGCAGCATCTACTGCTACAAATGCAGGTCAAATTACAATTACATTAGCAGCTGCATCTGGAGTTGCAACTTTTGGAAGTCAAGATAATGGAAATTATATTATTGATTATTATGTAGTAGATCCATCCAGTAAAGGTTCACAAATTCAAGTTGATCCACAAAAATTTGGTGGATATTATTATATTGAAGCAAATACACTTTTCCGTGGCCTAGATGGAAAAGATTATCCTGCTCAAATTACTTTGCCAAAAGTGAAGATTAAAACACAATTTACATTGACTATGAGCCCAACAGGAGATCCAACAACTTTTAGTTTTGAAGCTGATGCTCTTCCGGGTCGTACTCGTCAAAATAAAGGTACAGATGTTCTTTATGAGATTTTAATCGGTGGAACCTCAACAACTAATATTTAATAGATGGAGGTAAAGGAAAATGAGATTTGGAATACGTGAAGTCACGGATATAACTTTCCGCTCCATTGGTAATACAAATTTAGCTGGATTTATTTATACTGATAAACAACCCGTAATGAATATAAATCGAGCAAAAATGAGCACCTTGGATACTACTGCCGCTACTGTTTATGCACAGGGCGGCCGTGGCAATCCACGCCTATTAGCTTGGGATGGAGATAAAACCGCCACATTTAAATTTGATAATGCTTTAATAAGTCCTTATTCATTAGGAATATTAAGTGGAGCCGCAGTAGATACAAGTCAACAGCTAGCTTTTCATCAAAAAGATCGTTCTTATATAGCAACAAGCTCACAAAGTGAAGTATCTTTAAATACTATACCTGGATCATTATTAAATGTAAATTCTGATTATCCGTTTAATGTAACTAATTTGGATCCCACTTATGATGCAGTATCTGTACCTGCAAGATATACTACAATAAATCAAATAACTGCAGTTTATATTAGTTCTATTTCTAGTGGCGTTATTACAACTAGTGCTACACATAATTTACCTGCGGGCTTACCAATCGCTTTTGTTAGTACTGGAACTTTAACAGGTGCTAGTTTATTGAGCACTAGCGTTGGAGCTGAAGTATATTATGTAACACGAGATTCAAATTTAACTGCAACTACTTTTAAAATATCTTCAACATATACAAATGCCCTAGCGGGAAGTAGCAATGTTACACCAACTGCTTTTACAGGTACTGTATATGTTGTTCAAATGGGTGCCGCAGTAGATTCTGCAACAACAACCATCCTTTCTACCTTAACTCCTCATAATTTAAGTGCAGGTCAAATTGTTCAAGTTAGAGGTACAAGTTTTGCTAGCATTACTACAAGTACTGATTATTATATTAGAACCGTTCCAACCGCCAGAACATTTACACTTGCTTCTGATTCTGCATTAACAACTCCAATTACACTTACTGCTACTTCGGGAAACACTTCTGGAACATTAGTTTTTAATTCTCAGTTAGGAATTGGAGTTAGTGTTGGTGGAATTACTTATTTTAGAAGTACTACAGCAAACTTTAGAGTTGGAGATCAAATTGTTGCAACTACAACTACTACAGGACTTATTGTCGGTCAGATTTATACTATGGATGCCATTGTTGTTGGTACTACAACATATTCATTTAGAGATCCAGCAGGAAATACTTTTCCATTTGTTGGTACAAATACAAACAATTTTGTTCAAGTTCTTTCTCCACTTCCTTTAGTTGCTGGGTCAACAAGTGCCAATGCGGGACAGCTTAAATTTGCATTTTCTAACATTATAGGAAATTTATCAAATACTACTTTATCGGTTACAACTAGCGGTACAACAGTATTTACTGGTTCTGTTGCACACGGCTTAACTACTGGCCAAACTGCATATTTTAATACTGATTCTACTGCGGGAGTTACTCGCGGAATTCCATATTATGTAAATTATTCGGGTGTTACAAATGCATTTAATATTCGATTAACTCCATCTGGTAGCAATATTTCATTGGGCACACAAGCAACTCCATTTAATGCATATTATGAAGCTCAAAGTATTCCTGGTACTAATAGTTGTATAGATTATTATGTTGTAGATCCGAATGCTAATACTACCTCTTTTGCTGTTTCTCCTATTCAGTTTGGTGGATATTATTATATTGAAGCTAATACTATATTTAGAGGCTTAGATGGAAATGACTTTGCCGGGCAGATAACAATACCAAAAGGAAAAATTAAAACTCAATTTACTTTAACGATGAGTCCTACTGGTGATCCAACAGTAACAAGCTTTGAAATTGAGGCTTTACCTGGCAGAACTTTGCAAAATAAAGGTACAGATGTTTTATACGAAATTTTAATTTCAGGTCAAACTTTAGATAGACCAGATTCAGATATTTCATTTTAAAAATTGGGGGAGAAATTTTCCCCAATTTTTTTATTGACATTATTGCGATTTTATGATATAATAGAATAAAAGGAGTGTACACAATGGCAAAAGTAGCTTTATCAAAATTAAAATTAGAAAAAGAAATAGAACCTAAAAAAATTATTATTAATGATATTGAAATTGAAGTATATCAATATTTAGATACCGCCGTTAAAACTATGATTGTTCAGTCAGCGGCATGGGGCTCACTGGCAAAAAATATTGTAGATGAAATTTTATTAGACGCCTATCTTCATGTTTTAATTTTAGAATATTATACAAATATTACTTTAACAGATAAACACCGTGAAAATTTATTAAGTACTTTTGATTTGCTTCAATCTAATGGAATTTTTGAGCAAATTGTTGCAGCAATGCCTGATGGAGAATATGATTATTTATTTAATTGTGCATTATCACTATCTAAACGAATCAATGAATATAATGCATCAGTACCTGGATTAATGCAACAATTAATGGATTCAAGTCTTGGTGAGGCTTTTATTAAAAAGCTCAAAGAAAGATTTGATCAATTTTATGGCCAAACATCCTAAAATTAGATTCCCTCTTGTTTAATAGACAAGAGGGCTTTTTTATTTTGTGAGAAAAAGGTGATTGAGTGTGAATACAAATATAACATTAAAAAGAGGACGAGATTATTATAGATTTCTTTTTACTCGTGAGGATTCTATTATGAAGTATCATATACAAAAATTAAAATTTTTGGAAAATACAAACTTTGAAGAAATTCTTAAAAAAACGGCTGAAAAAAAAAGAAATCAATCTGCGAAAGCATATGAAAAAACTTTAAAACCTTTGCTTAAATATTTGAAACAAGATAAGTTTAATGAATTAATAAAAGAACTTAAAAGAGATATAGCTTCTGAATTTGAAACAGAAGTAGATAAAAAAATTCAATCAATTTTTAAAAATTTACAACTTACTGCTGAGGGTGTTAAGCGTTCAAATATTCAAATTAAAAACATTACAAGCGGTCAATCAGATGCTCCCAAAGCATTAAAGAAAAGAGCTGAAGCTTTAGAAAATGATTTAAAAAAAATTGAAGAGACTTTTCAAAATATACAAACGATACAAAATAGTAGAATAGATTTAAAATTTGCTCAACAAAACTTTGAAAGAATTCAAGGTTATTATAATACTTTAACAAATTTACTTACAGACATAAAAGTAAAAAATCAACAGTTTCGTACATATTTATTAGCAGATTATGCTGAATATGCTTCTGCTTTAGCAGCTGAAAAAACTTTAACAAAACTTGAAGATAAATTTAAAAGCGACCAAGCATATATAGAATTTTTACAACAAGCAAAACTTATTTTAATGGGTGCTTTAAAGGAAAAAGTTGACTTTAAAATAAAATTTTTTATTCCAGATTCAGATGGAAAGTTTAAAGAAATGTTTATTAATATAAGTAATAAAGCTACACAAAATTTAGAAGAAATGAGATCAAATAAATTAGTAAATTTTGGTGGTTTTATTGAAGAGATTGAAAAAACTAGAAAAAATGCAATATCAAAATATGGTCAATATGAATTAGATTACAAAGTACTTTCTCATTTATATTTATTAGATCCAGATCAAAGATATAAAGATTCAATTTTTGATATTTTAGAAAAGTTTTCAAGATATGCAGCAATGGACATTAGTATGGAGGCTTTGGGATTAAATTCTCCAGATCCAGTTTTATTCTTACAAATTGGAAATAAACTTTATACCGGAGAAGAAATTTATAATAAAATCCTAAGTAATGAATTATTTTTTTATATTGGACAATTTAGAGGTACTAAAGATTTTTTTATTTTAAGAGATAATCAAAAATTATATTCCGCTAGTGAAGAAATTTTATATAGAAGAAATAATCGCATACACGGTAGATATCAAATGTATATTCAAACAAAATTAACTTTTAATACTGTTCAGGCATTTTTAAGAAAATCTGCGGTTAAATAAAGACTTAAAGGAGTGATATAATTGGCTAGTAATAGTTATGAGGTTATAGTTAAATTTTTAACTGATTATTCTGATGTTGATAAAGCAAGTCAAAAAATAAAATTATTACAAAAAGAATTAAGTGCTGCCGAAATGGCCGCAACTAAAGATCCTGTAAGAATAGATGCTATAAAACAATTAATTTTTCAAACAGAAAAATATATAGCAGATACAGATAAATCAAAACATTCTCAACATCTATATTCTTTACAAACAAGAGATTTAATTAAAGATTATGAAAAATTAGGTATTGAAATTCAAAATATTGTTAGACAAGAAAATATTTTAACAAATAGTTTAGAAAATCAAACTCGTCAGATGGGTCGGCTTCGTGATGCTCAAGGACGTTTTGTTTCTAGTAGAACGGTAACTGAGGGCGGAGCAGCATCAGAAAAAATTCCTGGAACTCCTGGCAGACCTCCGCAAACTATTGGTGAAGAAGGACTTAGAACAGCTAGACATGCGGCTTTGGCAGCTCCAATTTATGGTGTAATTTATAGTGGAATGACAGCAATTCAACAATCTTTTCAAGATTATGTTGAGTTTGATAAAGTATTAAATAGAATTGCAATTGTTTCTGGTGAATCGGCAGAATCAATGAAAGCTTTTGCGGAAGAGGCTCATAAGTCAGGTATGTCGCTTAGTGTAACCGCAAAAGACTATGCAGAGGCAGCTTTAATATTTTATCAACAGGGTGGTTTGGCAATGGAAAATGCTGAATCATTAGCAAAAGCTTCAATTGAATTATCTAATGTTTTAGGTATGAGTATGCAAGATTCTTCAAGTGCATTAACTGCTATTATGAATTCTTTTGATCTTTTAGCAAAAGAAGGCGATAAGGCAGGTGAGCATATTGCAGATGTTTTAACTAAACTAGATCAATCAACTGCAACATCGGGTGATAAAATTGCAGCTGGTTTAAGTCGATTTGCTTCAACTGCAAGTGAAGCTGGATTTACTTTTGAGAAAGCTGCTGCTATGTTTGCTACAGTTGCTTCTGTTACTCAATTAGCACCTGAAGTAGTGGGTACTGCATTTAAAACTTTAATTACAAATTTACAAGAAGTTCAAAATAAAGGACCTCTTGCAGTTGAACAATATACCAATAAATTAAAGCAGGTTTCAGATAGATATAATTTAGGAATTAAACCTTTTGATGAAAAGGGACAATTAGTAAATGCCTCAGATTTAATTGATCAAGTTGCTGCTGCTTATAATAGATTAACAGATAATACAGCTAAACAAGAATTGGTTCAAGCAGTGGCTGGAAAGCATCAAATAAATATATTACAAGCTCTTTTAACAAATTATGATAAAATGGATCAAAGCATGAAAGACGGCTTAGCATCTCAGGGTACTGCCGCAGAAGCACAGAAAAAATCAGCAGAAACTCTTGAGGCATCATTAACAAGATTGACTGAGGCCTGGAATCATTTTACCAAACAATTATATGATAATAAAGCTTTACCATATATTATTGATGCATTAACATTTTTAATAACTAAATTAGGAGATTTTATTAGCGGTCCATTTGGATTTATGAAATTTCTTACTCTAGTTTTATTTGTTGCAGGTACCCTTAAAAAAGATTTGTTTTCTAGTATAATTACAAATGTTAAAACAATGTTAACAGGTCAAAGAGAATTAAATGCTCTAAAAGAACAAGAAATTCAAATACAAAAAAGTATTGAAACTGCTGATGCCGCAACAAATGTAGTAGATAAACAAAGACTCGAAACTGAGCTTGCTATTGTTAAGGCAAAACAAGCTCAAATTTTACTTGCATCAGGTCAAGCTGAAGCGGCTGCCGTTTTAATGGGAACAGCTGCAACTGGTGAAAAAGCTGCGGGTGGTGCTGGTGTTCCTGGAGCAGTTGCTGCAGGCGCTGCTGCTGCAGGAGGCCTTGCTGGAATTAAAAAAGGTGCTTTAGGAGCGCTTAAAAAAGCTCCTGGTGCTCTTTGGAAAGGATTCAAAACCGGAGGAACAATGGCCGGTATATTTGGATTGATGGAATTAGTTGGTGGTGGAGATTTTTCTGGTAGTGCATTTGCAAGAGCTGGTATAAAAACGGGTCTTTCAGTAGCTGGTGGAATGTTGGGTAATTTAATTCCAATTCCTGGTGTTGGAATGGTTCTTGGAGGGATAGCGGGAGCACAAGCAGGAGAATATATAGCTAATAAATTTTTTCCTAAAGCTATTTCAGAACAAGCTGATGAGGCAACAAAAAGCGTAGAAGATTTTACACAAGGTATTCTTGATGAAGTAAATGCTCAACAAAAAGCTGTAGATTTAAATGAAGAAATGATAAAGGGTCTTAATCAATTACAGACTCAAGTTGATAAAATGAATATTCCTTTTTTAACAGAAATGGAGCGAACATTAGAATCTAATAAAACCTATTTTGAATCATTTAAAAATTATCAAGATTCAACACTGGATAATGCTGAAAAAATTATAGAATTTAGTCAATTACAAAGAGAAATAAATGAAAATTTAACATCAACTACAAATTTAAACACAATGAAATCTTTACAAGATTTACAATATAAAATTGCTGAACAAGGAAAAAATGGTGCTATTGCTACAAAAAATCAACTTGATTACTATAAAGAGCAATTAGATATTTTAAAGAAAAAAGTTGATTTAGAAAAACAAAGTAATGCCGAAAATCGTCTTATTCTTGTGCGACAAGCTGGCGGTGGATTTACATATCAATTTAAAAGAGGTATATCAACCCAAGCTGGACCAAGTGCTGCTGAAACTCGTGCATCACAATTAAAAGCTGCAGAAGGATATTTTACAACATCTGCGGGTGCGGCGTATAGTGAAGCAGACAAATTAAAAGGATATTTAAGATCTACATTAAAAGGAAAAACAGAGCAACAAATTTCAGATATTATTCAAAGTGGCGTTATGGGAAAAGCCATACCTGGAAATATACGTTTAACAGGACCAGAAACAGAAACAGTAAGAAACTCACTTGTCTTATTAAAAAAATATAGTGAAGATGCTAGAGAAGCTCTTGCAGATATTGGAAAATATGGAGGAGATACAGCCGGATATCAACAACAATTAAATATGATTGGTCAGGTCATGAGCACTATTGGTTTACAAACTGGTAATGTGCAAACATCTTTAAATAATCTATCTTCTATTTTTGATTATAAAGTGGCAGGAACTCCTGCATATGCCTTAGCTCAAGGTATTCTTAAATTAGGTGGTTATATGTCAAGTCTTGGTGCTAAAGTAGAACCAACACAAATTCCAAAAGAAGTTTTGAGTGGACCTACTTATAAATCTGAAACTACAGAAGAACGAGTAAAAAGAATCGGTGGGGAAATAACAGCTGGCAATAGAACTCTTTTTGATGATATAATAGATGTTTTTAGATGGATAAAAAGCACTACTTCATTTGATTCTGGGGGCTATACTGGAAATAATCAAGGTATGGCAATGCTCCATAGCAAAGAATTAGTTTTAAACAAAGATGATACTAAAAATATATTATCTGCGGTCAGTATGTTTAGAGGAATTCCAATGTCTGCAAATATCCCAAATTTTAATCGTCAATCTGGCGGCGCGGGACAAAATGTAAATATTAATGCAAACTTTCCAAATGTTTCATCTGCGGATGAGATTAAGCGAGCTTTTGCATCTATGTCTAATGACGCACTTCAATTTAATTCACGAGTTAAAGTTGTAGGTGCGGGTGTATAATTTTATTGGGTGGGGTAATTTATTTTACCCCATTATTTTTTTATATTAAATAAGAACTGCGCAAAAGGAGGACTTTTATGAATGGCGATTTAACATCTGTCATTAGAGA